ACACATCATTACATACTACCTGACCTACATCATTGTTTTCAATAATAACTAATGCTTCGTTGTAAATTCGAGCAACTTTAACGATAATGTCAGGAAAAATCATTGGAGATATCATATTATCTCGAAATGTTGCAACCTGTTCAAATCTTCCTGTTGTTATATCCATTACAGTAAACGTAGAATAGTCTTGTCCTCTACCCTTTGAAACGTCAACACACATTACATAAGTATGATCTGGTTCTGGAGCTTGATAATAATTAACATTTAATTCTATTTTTTTAGGATGTTCAGGCTTTAAGCTTAACAAACAATTTGAACTTACTAATGTATTCGCCGTACCTAAGAAATTATTACCATACTCTTGTTCAAATTGAAGCTCTGAAGTATTTGCGATAGTTTCTGCTTTCCACTTTTCATCACGACCCGGTACATCATACCAGTCAATACGAGAACTTTTAAATTCATTTATCCCTTTTAGCGAACCTTCATATATCTTATAAAACATATTACCTACACCATTCGCGGTAGAAGTAATAATAACCTTTGTTTCATTGCCGGCTGAAATTACAGGATACGTTGAAGTATAAAATTCTGCATCTCTTTCGACAAAGGCAAACTCGTCCAAAAACAATAAGTCAATCGAAAGACCACGAATAGAACTTCCTGACGTAGCAGCCGCAATTATTTTAGCATTATTCGCAAAGGTAACATTACCTTTATTCAATTCTTTACAACCTGGCTGTAAAAAGAAGGGAAGATTTTCGAGTGCTAAAGTTATTCTCCCCAACATTTCACGAGCAGTAGCACCTTTATTCGCTAATATAGCAATTGTTTTTTCAGGATTAAAAATAGCATACCACAAAATATAAATTACTGATGTGATTGATTTGCCAGATTGTCGACACGCTAAAACAACATTAAATCGATTTTCGTTAAATGTCTTAAATAGTTTCTTTTGATAAGAATAAGGTTTAAAATCAATCAACCCTTGACTGGGTGCAATGACTTTAATATATTTAGTTGCGAAGTACTCGGGGCTACTCATACATTTCATGTATTCAGCGACCTCTTCTTTTGTAAAATTTTGAGCAATATTATCACCCTTCACGAGTGGATTGCCCATGTATCCATCACCAGCCATAATATATTAATCTTCTATGTCAATTGTTTTTTCGTTATTCTTTTTTAAAAATTTTTGTAATTCTGTTGTTGAACCTACAAAAATAGAGTTATTTGTAGTATCACCGCCATTAGATTTTTTTTCTTGAGTTATATCTTTACGAACTTTTTGTAACTTAACAAGATCTTGCGACATCTGACTCGCGTCCTTTATCATATTCGATAAAACTTCAAATGCTCTTGGATGTTCAGACTCAGCTGCAAGCGCCATCATTTGATTAATCGCTTCTGACGATTGATCAATAAGTTCTTTCATTTTCTCTCGCGAATATTTTATATCCGTCTCGGTATCATTTATAATCTGACCTTTATCGACTTCTGTCTTAGGTTTTTCTATGATATTAAGATTTTTTTCGAGTGCATTGAGTATTTCATTTTTAGCCATGATCAAATCCAAAGGTTGTTGTAATAGTATCCGTATCGTCTAAAGGCGGCTCATCGTTTGCGTCAACTGCTACTCTCACATTTTCTTCGCCGGTCGGGTTATTTGTTTTTAGTGTTGCGCGATTATCAGTATCGCTATAAAAGAATGTATCGACTGTACGAATAAGTTTACCTTCAGAGGTACCACCAGCAAATCTTACTTTCATAGTAAAATCAAGCGTATAAATGATAGTTCGTCTTGTTTCAAAATCTCCTTCGTAATCATCTTGTATCGATGTACTCGTTAAAACAATTGGTACATCAGTCACTGTTCCTGGTCCTTCCATATCTTTAATTGCAACAGTATATTCTGGAGAAAATGTAGGAAGAATTTGTTCAAGAATTTGTAAAGCATCATCTTGGTTTTTAGCATATATACTCAATTGCATACCGATTGAGTATGGTACACTTTGATTTACTATATTAGTTTTCGCAGTTTCGCCTTCAATGGGTAAAACGCGTTTATTAAATTTATTCAATTTAGTATTAGAATCAAAGCTAATATCTGTAATTTCAAAACTAAGTCGAGGAAGCTTTATTGCAATTGAATTATCTGCTGCAGCGACGGTGTCTGCCTGAATTCTTGCTAAGAATTTTTTACGAGGCCCATACGCAATAGGTACACGGGTTTCACCACCACCTTGTTTTACAATGCGCATATTATTAAATATCGTTCCAAAAACAGCAACTGTTTTTTTCATTGTTTGATTATAAAAATATTGTCCTAACATATCATATAGTAGTATCTACTTCTCCAAATGGGTTTTGTTCGCTAAAGTCGATAAAGTTATTTCCTATAAGTTCAAAATCTTCATTGTCGGCATAAGGATCATTACTATCAATCGCAGCAAAATCACTTACTGTCAATATAGGATAACTGGCTGCTTGCAAATATGAGATTGTTTCGTGTCCACGAACTGTTTCTAAGTTTCCAGGTGTGGTGCCAGAAGTTGTATTAAATATTATTTCATTTGATGGATATGCAAAAGTTAAAGGAGTGTCATCGCTTAAAGTTACTTTTTCAGATAGAGTAATATTGGCAGTTGAAGAAACATTTGTTGCGGGACTAAATGTTTGACTAGTCACGCTTTGAATTGTAACACCCTCAGGAACACCATTTCCTGTAACTGACATACCGGCACTTAAAGTACCGTACATTCCAGCTGCACCAGTTGCCGCATCAGTAATGCCATTATTATCCAATACAACAGTTGCGCTATTATTCACAGCACCATTTACGTGTGCAAAAGGGTTATTTGCTGTAACACTTGACACTTCAACTATTGTGCCAGCAGCATAACCATAGGCGTTCAGCTCTACTGTAGCAGCAGTTATACCAGTTGTAGGCGTATTTGGCCAAGCAGTTGGTATTCTAGCGTATACCACACCATTATAATGTTGAGTTATTTCAAATGTTCCTTCGAAATCACTTAAATATGATTCACTTAAATTGATTATTGTTACGTGTGTTGCGTTTATAGTTTGCGGTGCACCAAAGTCAATTCTAATAGTTTTTCTATCAGAACTACCTACTAACATATTAACATCAACGTTTGAATACGTTTCTAAAACATTAAGCTGAATATCTGTATTTGAAATTGTTGACACTTCACCAGTAATAGTTTTCCAAATAGGAAAATCGTGTACGTGTGTTTCTTCTGGAAATCCAGTAAGTTCTTTCGTCTGTTGTATATCTTCGCCAATATTAAATGTTCCTACACCAGCGCCCAGTGTAAGTTGTGTGCGAGAAGCATATGCAGTTTCAAACGCATCGACTGCAGCAATTCCAGTATCAAGTGCTTCATTACCATATTCAAATAACTCACAACTTAACTTAAATGTTGGAAGATTCGATAATTGATAGAACGGTGACTCATCTTCAACAAACGTAATTTGAAATAAACCTTTTACGAGAGGGAAATAAATTAAGTCACCTTCTTGAGGTCTTGCTTCTGGCGTTGATTGGAATCTACCAACGAGTTCTTCCCAACGTCTTGTTGAAAGAACTAACGTCATGGAATCTCGAACTTCTACACCAAACTTTGAAAGTAAATCACCGTCACCTTCAAAGCCATCAGTGTTTTCAACATACATTTCAATTTGAAATGCTTCTCCGAATTTACTTAACGCATCTTCATTGAAGATGGCATTCGTATTAACTATTGTACGAGGAATGTAATATACATCATGCCCGTATATCTTAAGAGCCTCTATCGTAATATCTTCGTAGAGTCTTTTTTCGGGTGTAGTTCCTTGAGAAAAATATACATTTCGTGGCATAATATATTAACCAATAAAGTCTAGTGGAGGCATTTCATGTTTCAGCTGCATTGTTTCTTCAAGCTGTTGAATCTCTTCTTTAGCATCATCAAAGATTTGTCGTCCATTTAATGTAACACCACCAGGTAAAACCATTCCTTCAAATTTAATTAAGTTTAATCCCCATTGGCGTTTAAACAGCGCTGTTACGTACTT